TCATCATCCCCCCCCCCATCCCCATCCCCATCCCCATCCCCATCCCCATCCCCATCCCTAAATGTGCTCCGTGTTCCAAATGGTGTTGCACACGGCACACAGGTAAATGTATTTCATATTCACGTCATCATACCGCATGTAGATGACCTCGCGCGGAACTGCGTCATCTGCTGCCGCTGAGCCACTTGCTGCAGCGGCAGCCTCCCCGCCGGTTTCCTCATTGCCCAAAATCGTGGCGCGGTCTGCATACTGGGTGGGGTTGTGATTGCGGTTGCAAGGACAATCCATGTTTGGACACAAAATAGTGCTTATGCGCGGCAGCGTGGGGTCCAGCTTCGTGTATTTATTGACAACATGGGCATACTGATTGGTTCCGGACTTGAACGATGTCTGCGACACCACCACGTTGTCAATGGTGATGGTGTCGTCTTCATGGCCGCAGTTGCGACAGTAATAAACGATGCCGTTGGTGTCCGTGAGCCGGATGTAGTACATGTTGCCACATTCTGTGCAAAAGTGCATTGTGTAATTGAATAATTGGATAATTAACTGTGCCTGATTGTTGATATAAAATAATGTGATATTGTTTAATTCAATTTTTTGATTAAACAACAACCAACAACAACGAACCGCAGTAATCCGCAATCAGCAAACCAGACGTTTCACGGCGTCCTCAAATGCGGTTTTCACTGCATTGTAATTTACGACCACGCTCATTTGATAGACTTGCGTGGTGCGCAAGAGTTCAGGCTGCGGGTGCTTCAAATGCAATGCATCTATGGCGGCGAAATGTCTGTCACGCGACTTGCAAAACGAGGCACACATGTGCTCGTAAAACTGCTCGTGAAATCCAATGTCGACAATTATTCGTTTGAACGCGTCAATCGATTGAAGCAAATGCAGCATGTTGAATTGATAGTTTTTGTATTGAATGATTCGATGATATGTGTCATAATCCGGATTTTGTCGGGTGATGCCGGGTTCGTGCAGCAACGGCTTGTCATCCAGCAAAGACATGATTGTCATGAGCACGGATTTTATGGTTTGGCACCCGGTCCACTGGTCCCCGCGCCAAGTGTTCAGAATGCTGATGCACATCTTCCGGTTCTTATACATGTTGGGATGCATGCGAGTTTCGCCGTCATTCGTCAAAAACTCCACCAGCGGCGGGGAGTGCGGATAATCCGCGGGGAATTTGAATTTGTAAAAGTAATAGCCTCCGTCATAGAGAGAACCTTCTGGTCCAATAATCAACGCGTATCCGCACAACATGTCGATTTCACTGTGTTTGTAAAAAATGCCTTCTTCTGGAACGGTCATCATTTCACGCACGTCTTTCAAGAGTCGCATGGTTGTCTCCTTGGAGATAAACACAGATGAGGGGGAGTGTGATGGTGATGGATTCATTCCTGTGCGTTGGGCTTGGCGTTGGATTGGGCTTGGCGTTGGATTGGCCTTGGCGATGCATGTTGTTCATATAAATTATGTTTTATGTCTGTTTTTAAATAAAACATTTTTGAATAAAATGAATTGTGCCGTTTATGGGGGATCCGATTTTTTACAACATTAAGGGAAAAATTGAAATAAAAAAATGTTGATAAAATGTATCAACAACCGACCCCATCAAAGGAAACACACATCAATGGCAACAAAATCGAAGCAGCAGCAATCAACTCCATTTGATGCGTTCATCAGACAGAGGTATTCAAAGAAAGGTGAGCAACACACGCACACGCGCATTGGCAGCGAGAAGTTGGGAATATCGGGTGGCACATACACTGTGCCGTCAGATGACATCGGTGAGTTTTACAGAAGATACACAGACCATGTGTTTGTGCAAGGACGCCAGGAATACTTGACCGAGCGTCAACTGGTCGACAACGGCCCTGGATTGATTGACATTGACGAACGTTATGACCCAGCAATCGAGACGCGCCAACACACGAAGGAACACATTGCCGGCGTGGTTGAAACCATCATTGACCAGTTGTCCGACATGGTGGTGTTGACCCCCGGGACATTGTTGCCCATTTTCGTGTTTGAAAAACCGGATGTCAATTTATTGGAAGACACGACCAAGGACGGGCTGCACATTTTGATTGGCATGAAGATGGACCGCGCGCTGCAAATCATGCTGCGCAAGCGGTTGCTCGTTCAGATGCCCAGCATTTGGGGCGACCTGCCTCTCACCAACTCGTGGGAAGACGTGCTGGACGAAGGCATTGTGCGCGGCGTCACGAATTGGCAACTCTACGGTTCTCGCAAGCCGGGACATCAAGCATACGTGTTGAAATACTGGTACGTCATGAGCTTGGACGAGGAGTGCACTCTGGGATTTCACGAACGCAGTGTCTCCATCTTTGACGTGCGCGTGAATTTCCAGTTGCTGACTGCGCAATATGCGTATCACGCCGGGTTTGACATTGCGGAAGCGGTCAAAGCTGAGCACGAAGCCGTGAAACAGACAATTGCGGGTCCCAAACAGCGTCGCGTCAAAGCTGCGGGAGGAGGAGCGGCTTCAACCGTGGGTGGTGGCGGTGTTGCAGATGGCGCGGGCGAAAAGAAGGTCGTGTTCCAACCACCGCACATAGAACTCATTCAGCTTGCCGACATAACCGACGAAGACAAGCTGAATGCGGCCATTGAACAACTGTATTCGTCCATTGAACATCGGGCGTACGAGCTTCGCGAAACGCACGAATACACCATGTGTTTGCCAGCGACCTACTATGATTCGGAGCCGAAGTGGATCCGCGTGGGGTGGGCGCTGTGCAACACGAGTCCGCACTTGTTCTTAACGTGGATGGCGTTCAGTGCCAAGTCCACGAAGTTTGCTTACAGCATGATCATTGAGTTCCGCGAAAAGTGGCAGCAGTTTGGCATGAACACACCGGCGGACGGCCGTTGTCTGACCAAGCGTTCCATCATGTATTGGGCTAAGACGGATGCACGCGAAGCGTATGACGACATTCGTCGAAAAACGAACGAGTTTTACATGGAAGAGACCATGAAGACCAAGGATGCAACCGATGTGGATTTGGCTCACGTGGTGTTCAACTATGCCAAGGACAAGTTTGTCTGCGTCAGCATCAAAAACAACGCCTGGTTTTCGTTCAATGGTCAGCGCTGGGAGGAGTGCGATTCCGGCAATGCGCTGCGGCTCATGATTTCCAAGGACATTTACACCATGTATCACACCAAGCAAATCGAAAACACTGCGCAAATGAACCAGGAAGACCCCGGCAGCGAAGAGTGGAAAGAGAAGAGCATCCGCGCTGAAAAATACACCGAGATTTGCATGCGTCTGAAAACGACCACCTTCAAAAACAACATCATGAAGGAGGCGCGCGAGCTGTTCTACGACAAGAACTTTGTCGACACTCTGGACACCAATGCGCACCTCATGTGCTTCAGCAACGGAGTCATCGACTTCACCGAGAAGCGCTTCCGTCGCGGCCAACCCGACGACAACATCAGCAAGTGCACCAACATCGACTACATGCCGTTGGACCGCGCGAAACACGCCGCCACGATTGCTGAAATCGAGGAGTTCATGGCGCAATTGTTTCCCATTGAGGAGCTGCGCAGGTACATGTGGGACCACTTGGCGTCGTGCTTGATCGGCATCAATCGCGAACAAACGTTTCAGATTTACGTGGGTGCAGGCAGCAACGGCAAATCCAAGCTGACGGAACTCATGTCGCGCTGTTTCGGCGAATACAAGGCGACCGTCCCCATCACGCTCATCACGAACAAGCGAAACGGCATTGGCGGCACGTCGTCGGAAATTGCCCAGCTGATGGGCATCCGATACGCTGTCATGCAGGAGCCCTCCAAGGGCGACCAAATCAACGAGGGTGTGTTGAAGGAGGTGTCCGCCGGCGACCCGCTGCAAGGGCGTGCGCTCTACAAGGACATGGTCACCTTTGTGCCGCAATTCAAGCTGGTGGTGTGCACGAACACGATGTTTGAAATCAAGAGCAACGACGACGGCACGTGGCGCCGCATTCAGAAGGTGGACTTCATGTCCAAGTTCTGCGACAACCCCCTCCCCGAGGGCGACGTGGACAACCCATACCAGTTCAAGATCGACCGCATGCTGGACGAGAAGCTGAAGCGTTGGGCGCCGACTTTCATGGCGATGCTGGTGGAACACGTGTTCAAGACAAACGGCCTGGTGAAACCGTGCGCCATGGTGACCGCCAGCAGCCAGAAATATCGTCTGGGTCAAGACTATCTGGCGGAGTTTGCACGCGACAAGATTAAGATGCAGCAAGGTGGCCGCGGCATTAAGAAGACCGAACTGTATGAAACATTCAAACAGTGGTACGTGCGCGGACACGGTCGAGACGTGCCAAAGGGTTCCGAGCTGTATGAATACATGGACAAGAAGTTCGGCAAATACACAAATGGCGCATGGCGCAATGTGGCCATCATTTACGAGGAGGATGATGCAGCGGAAAACGATGAACAATGAAGAACACAATGAAAACGCAAACCACTGTCATTGCAACAATGACGGTAACAATGATGAAAATGATGAAATGCATTATATTTTTTTATTTGATAAATATAATACATATCGGGTCAAATCAAACATCATAAATAAGTGCAGCAACAAGATGAATATGAATATGAATGCGACTGATTCCGCCACCGCCGCAGCAAGCCCAGCAACCCCAGCAACCGCCGCATCGATTGCGTCGTCTTCCCAAGCTGCACAACAGCAACAAATGCAGCTGATGAGCCAAATGACGCAAATGATCAATAACGCAAATTTGTCATGTGCAAAGGGCACCGATTGTTATAAAAATCAGCAAATAACCGACGCGCGAAACAATTACAACGCTGCGGTCATTACCCAAAAAAATGCGCCACAAACGGTAGACACCGCACTCAAAAATTATTTGGTCGCCTCGAAAGGGCAAAATGGAGCCAATCAAGAACTGATGAGCCGTTATAAAGCAAATGGCGAGGCTGACAAATCCAAACTCACACAGCAATTCGATGATTGGTCGAATGACATGACTAGCAAAATTGCCACGCTTTCACAACACACGGAAACTGTCGCGGCCTTGACCGCCAGCAACCGCCTGACAACCCAGCGATTAGACGAACTTGCAAATGAAACCGACGATGCAACAAACAAAATGAACTTGTTGGAACGCAATATACACTTCACCGGTCAAGTTATCAAAACCATCAATGGAATTGAATACTATGTTAAGCTGGTTTACTGGTTGGCATTTTTGACGTGGATTGCGTGCGTCATTTACGACCGCACGTTCACCATGAAAACGGCTGGGTTGTTCGTTGTGTTCACTGTCATTGCATTGTTGCAGGACCAAATCATGGGCATGGCGGCAGCTGCATTTTAGGGACACGACCAACACCCCATCCCATCATGCACCTGCACCTGCATCAAAACGCGGCGTTCATGTCAAAGATGTCGTCGGTTTTGGTTTTCTCGGCCAGCGCGTATTCGCTCACCTTCTTTTCGAAGAAGTTGCACACGGACGGCAGGCTGATCATCTCCATGAAGTCGAAGGGGTTTGCGGAACCGTAGAGCTTGTCGTAGCCGAGCTGCACCATGAGCCGGTCCGCGACGAACTCAATGTACTGCGTCATCAGCTTGGCGTTCATGCCGATGAGGCGGCACGGCAGCGCCTCGCAAATGAACTCGCTCTCAATGGCCACCGCCTCGCGCACGATTTCCGCCACACGCGCCTTCTGCGTGCGCTTGCTGAGCTTGTTGTAAAGCAGCACGGCAAACTCCGTGTGCAGCGCTTCGTCGCGCGAAATGAGCTCGTTGCTGAACGTGAGACCCGGCAGCAGGCCGCGCTTCTTCAGCCAGAAGATGGAGCAGAACGCGCCGGAAAAGAAAATGCCTTCCACGCAAGCGAAGGCGATGAGGCGCGTTTGAAACGAGCTGCGCTTGTCGTGGATCCAGCGCTGCGCCCATTCGGCCTTCTTCTTGATGCACGGAAACTGGTCCATGGCGTGAAACAGCTGATTGCGCCGGGTTTCATCCTTGATGTAGCTGTCAATCAGCATGCTGTACACTTGCGAATGAATGTTCTCCATTGCAATTTGAAACCCGTAAAAGGCGCGGGCTTCCGCCAGTTGCACATCCGTCATGAATCGCACTGCCAGATTTTCCAGCACGATTCCGTCACTCGCCGCAAAAAAAGCGAGAATCATGGAAATAAAGTAGCGCTCGTCGTCGTTGAGCGCGTTGTTCCAGTGCGGGGCGTCATGCGACAGGTCAATCTCTTCTGCACGCCAAAAACAATCGACCTGTTTTTTATACATGTTCCATATCTCATTGTCCTTGATTGGAAAAAGCACGTATCTGTCATTGCTTTCAGCAAGCAGCAAGTCCTTGACTTCCTTCGGTTCCTTGACTTCCTTCGGTTCCTTGACTTCCTTCGGTTCCTTCGATTCCTTCAATTCGTTGGATTCTTTTCGCAACAACGCGTCGATGTCTTCAATTGCAGTCATGTCTTTGCTGGATGCAGTGCAAGTGTTACCAAATGATTGTGTGAGTTTGGGTGTATAGTGTTGTTGCGTTGTGCTTAATATATTTATATCCAATATTTTATATAACCGGAAACTCCGTTCGTTTGTGTTGTCACGCGCCTGATTCAAACAATGACATTGCAAGCTTCGCACGGATTAGCATGCGATGGATGCGGTGTTGCCAAGGACGACATTGCGGAACTTGAACACATGCAACAAATGGAAGATGCAACGCATGAGCTATTCGCAAATGCTGCGCGCATTCACAAGGCCATGCGAACAAACCGGTTGCTTGGCGCCGTTTTTCGGAAATACAAACATGCATGTCGAGAGATATTGCAGAAAAAACACAACGTCTTGACCCATTTGGTGTCCCTGTGCGATTACTGTGATGCAACAAAAGACAACCCGCATCAAGTGAAGCATGATTTAAAATGCATTCAACGCGAAATCAATGACATTTACAATGAAATTAATACTTTAGAAAAACTGCAGTGGTCAGATGACGACTCTGAGTCCGATGATTCAGAGTCTGATTCAGATGACGACAATGTTTTGGATAATAATGCAGACGATGATAATGCAAATGATGATGATAATGCAGATGATGATGATAATGATGATGATAATGATGATGATGCAAGTGTTGATTCATTGTCTTCAGCTTCTTCGGATTCCTCATCGGATTCAGATTCGGTCATAGACATGTCAACATTCCATTAGAATCACATTTTCATGTTTTCATTCCACGTTATTTCATTCCACGTTATTTCATTCCACGTTATTTCATTCCACGTTATTTCATTCCACGTTATTTCATTCCACGTTATTTCATTCCACGTTTTTTCATT